CTATTGAATTAGTAAAGAGAGTTATCTCACCTAAGTAAATCACCGACAATTTACAAAGTAAGATAAAATGGAAAAGCTTCAGAAATACCTTCTAGACAAGCATGGTTACGATCTTCCCGAAGGATGGGAAGTCAAATATTCACAAAGACGTAAACATGGTGCTAGACCCGATCCATATTACTACTCACCTGATTCGAAAAAAGATAACCTTTCGTCGAGTTTGAGGTCAGTCAAAGATGTAGAGAGGTATCTCGGATTTTCCCAAACTACCAAAAAGTTACCCGATGCATCTTATATCTACATTATGACAACTGACTCCTTCCAATATGTAAAAATTGGTGAATCAATACACCCTAATCAAAGAGTTCGTGAACTCAACACCGGTGTTCCACACAAGTTCCATATTCACAAGGTATTCAAATCCCCATTCCCATTCATAAAGAATAAAATCACCATGTCTTCATGTAACACAAAAAAGATAGAGGACATCTTTCACGCTAGATACGATCATGTTCGTGCACCAAATGGTGAATTTTTTATGGTTGATCCAGATGTGGTTATAAATGAATTTGAGATGGACATTGAGTATCTGACAATGTGTCAAGAACATACACCTGAATTAGTTAACAAGTATTTGGATTTACTTTTAGATATATCAAAACTTAAAAGTAAGTTAAGAACCTAAGTTAGAGTTTTGAGTTGTAATAAAGTCAAGAACCATGGAAAGTGTCCAAAAACTCACTCACATTGAACATATTCTCAAGAGACCTGACTCGTATGTCGGTCCCGTCGACCTGAATGTCGAACCGTATTGGGTTCTCAACGGTGATAACTCACAGTTTGAGAAGAATAACCTCAAGTATTCCCCAGCTCTCTTGAAAATCTTCGATGAAATCCTCGTCAACGCGGTTGACCGCAACTCTATGCATCCCAAGCATGTCACTTCCATCTCTGTCGCTATTGATAAAGTCAGTGGTTCGGTGACTATAGAGAACAATGGTCCCATCGGTGGTGTCGGGGTTCGTATACATGAGAAGGAAGGTATTTGGAATCCAGAATTAACATTTGGACACCTTCTCACAAGTACCAACTATGATGACAGTAAGAAGCGGGTAGTTGGTGGACGCAATGGCTATGGTGCCAAATTGACGAACATCTACTCCTCCTCGTTTTCTATCGTCATCAAAGACCACGAGACTAAACAAACATACACCCAAAAATGGTCTAACAATATGACTGTGTGTGAACAACCAAAAATCAAAAAACATGCGGGTGCTACATCATCCGTTTCTATAACGTTCACCCCTGATTGGAGAAGGTTTGGGATGCCCAAGATGGATTTCGCCATCTATAAGATTTTCCAAAAGAGGGTGTGGGATGCGAACATCTGTACAACCCCTAACTGTAAGGTTAAGTTCAATGGAGATGTTCTCCCCAAACAAAACTTTGATGCGTATGCCAAAATGCATGAAGGTGTAGGGGAGGTGTGTTCCTTTTCCAATGACCGTTGGTCCGTGTGTATCGGTCCTTCAGAGAATGGCCTAGAACAGGTGTCGTTTGTTAATGGTATTTGTACAACCAGAGGTGGGACCCACGTAGACCATGTGGCATCCCTAGTTGCTGGGGGGATTATTGAGGAGATGGCCAAGAAGATTAAGTTGAAACCTCAACAGGTCAAGAACACCTTCAATATCTTTGTAAAGGCAACCCTTGAGAATCCAGCCTTCTCAAGTCAGGTAAAGTCTGAATGCACCCTTAAAGCTCAAGACTTTGGCTCCAAGTTTGAACCTCCAAAGAACTTCATCAAGAATGTTCTCAAGACTGGTATTCAAGATGAACTCCTCGCACTCTCCAAATTCAAGGAGATGAAGGAACTAAAGAAGACTGATGGTGCTCGTAAGTCCAAAATCACTGGGATTCCCAAATTAGATGACGCCAACAAAGCTGGTACTGCACAATCTAATAAGTGTACATTGATTGTGACTGAGGGTGATTCAGCAAAGACCCTCGCAGTTGCAGGTCTCTCTGTAGTTGGTCGTGACCACTATGGTGTCTTCCCACTTCGGGGTAAGTGTAAGAATGTGAGAGATGTTTCCGTTTCACAACTCACCTCTAACCAAGAGTTTAATGATCTCAAGAAGATTTTGGGTCTTCAACAAGGTAAAGAATACAAGGATGTGTCAGAACTTCGTTATGGTCGTCTCATGATTATGACAGATGCAGATAATGATGGTTCTCACATCAAAGGCCTAATTCTAAACATGATTCACTATTTCTGGCCAAGTCTCCTCAATTTGGGTTTTGTCGTGAGTATGGTCACCCCAATTATCAAGGCATCCAAGGGGTCAGACTCCAAATCCTTTTACACAGATTCAGCATTTCGAACCTGGTATGGTGATGGGAAAGCTGGGTGGCGTATCAAGTATTACAAGGGTTTGGGTACCTCAACCTCAGTAGAAGCTCGGGAGTACTTCAAGAAGATTCAAGAACTCACGGTTAGATTTGATGTAGATAGGATGACCAACGAATCGATTGTTCTTGCGTTTGATAAGAAGAAGGCGGATGCGAGGAAAACCTGGCTTCTCGACAGTACCGCTAAGGATGTGAGGGAACTTGAAGTGCCTTATGGACACGTCAAACAGTTGAGTATCACAGACTTTGTTCATAAAGACCTGGTCAATTTCAGTCTTGCGGACCTAAAGCGTTCGATTGCCCATGTCGCAGATGGACTCAAACCATCCCAAAGGAAAGTTATGTATTCATGCTTTCAAAGGAATCTACAAGGTGAGATGAAGGTTGCCCAATTGGCAGCCTATGTCGCCGAGAAGAGTTCCTACCATCACGGTGAAGTGTCTCTCGCAGATACAATCGTAAAGTTGGCGAATGACTATACGGGTTCTAACAATATCAATCTTCTAGAACCATGTGGTCAGTTTGGTACACGACTCATGGGTGGTAAGGATGCCTCACAAACCAGGTACATTTTCACACGGTTGACTAAAGAGGCTCGTAGTGTTTTTGATGCTAAGGATGACGCCATCCTCAACTACCTCGATGATGATGGGAGGTCTATCGAACCAGATTTTTACATGCCAACTATTCCAATGGTTCTGGTGAATGGGACTGAAGGTATCGGTACAGGGTTCAGCTGTTATGTTCCACCCTTCAACCCCAAAGATATCAAACAGAATATTCTTAACGTCATCGGTGGGAAAGCTATCAAGAGAATGAAACCATGGTTTAGGGGATTCAAGGGTCGTATTTTCGAACAGGATGAGGTTTGGGTCACTGAAGGTGTTTGGAATATAATTGGTAAAACAATCAAGGTATCCGAGCTACCACCAGGTCGTTGGACACAAGACTATAAGGAACACCTTGATATGCTTGTAGAAAAGAAGGTCATCAGTGGTTTCACCAATAACAGTACAACAGAAGATGTTGATTTTGTTGTTCAGGAGTACACCGGCAAAGATATCATCAAGGACCTCAAACTCCAAAAGACTGTCCGTACAACAAACATGCACCTCTTTCACCCAACGAAGGGTATCCACAAATACGAGAGCCCTGAACTCATTCTAAAAGACTTCATCGAACTCCGTCGGCACTATTACATTAAAAGGAAAGAGCATCTCATCAAGGTTCTTGAAGCCAAAACGAAGATGTGTGGCTACAAATCCCACTTTGTTACCATGGTTATCAATGGAAGTCTAATTGTTTTTAAGAGGAAGAAACAAGAACTCGAGAATCAACTGTCTACATTGAATTTTCCCAGGATTGGTGGAACCTATGATTACCTCCTAAACATTAGAACTGTTCAATATACAGAGGAAAGTGTTCGTGAACTTCTCAAGGAATCCAAACAGGCGAAAGCAGAACTCACGAGTATGATGACTACAACTCCAATGAGTATGTGGGAGAATGATATTAAAAATATGTAGACAATAGATAAGTATGGGTGAAGCTGCAAAGATTTCTCTCAAAGCTATTGGAAAACAGGATACACACCTACTTTCCAAAGACCCAGAAGATTCATTCTTTAATTATAAGAATGATAAGATACACTCAGACTTTATAAAATATCATAGAAGTCGTAAGGTTATTAATCCCGGTGCTATTTCAGGTTGGCCATTTGGACAAACTATCAAGGTTCAATTTAATCCTCAAAATATGGGAGACCTTTTGAGCAACATGTGGCTTAGTATCACAATGCCACGTCTTACAGATTTTGGTAGTGGTAGTGGTAAAAATTATGCCGACCAATTGGGGAGGCATATACTGAAAAGTATCACGATGGTTGTAGATGAGTTAGAAGTTGAAACAATCCATGATGATTGGGGTATTCTTTATGATGAACTTTATTTAGAAATGTCTGAAAAGGTGGCGAATAGATTTCTTATTAACAGAAATATAGGTTATGATGACTCTACATTAGCAGCATTTAATGACCTTTCACAATATTCTGCAGACCTTATGATTCCTTTACACTTCTTCTTTTTCTAGGAAATATGCGAGTGATGAATATTCATCGAATAAACCAAATCGTCCCTATTTCCCTGTGTGTGCCGTGCATCGCCAGAATATCGAGTTTGTTCTCGAATTCCACGAACAAACATTCTTCACTGATACTGGTACTACCCTCGAACTCCCCGAATTTAAACTCATCACAGAAGAAATTACATTAAATCCTGAAGAACGTCAGTATTTAGCAAATGAGAGACAAACATTCATAACTGATATTGTACGCAGACACCCCAGTATTATAAGTACACCAAATGATACAATGATTCGAAACAATCTCGTCCCCAACATTCCAGTCAAATGTATTCATTGGTTTTTAAGAAACACTAAATTCGAAGATGCGAATGATTCAACCGGTGGTAAATTTATACAAGAAGAAAAGTATTACCAGAATAGATTTAATTTTTCATCTAATGTACATTTTGATGAAACTGGTACATTCTTCTATCCCATAATGGATGAAGCAAGTTTTTACATCAATGGAAACAGATTACCAAATGTTTCAAAAACAAATCATCATTATTATAAATATCTCATTCCATTTAGAAATAGATTAGCAAGGCCTATCAGAAATATATATACGTATAGTTTCTCGATGAATCCGATCAATGTGGAGCCATCGGGGAACTTGGATTTTAGTCAAATAAAATCTGATAAAACATCTATAGAAGTGAAGCTTGATACATCAGCCACTTCACTTGTAGATACATCTAGTAATAATTATTCCCTAAACATGTATTACACGGGTTATCAGACCTATATATTTGAAAAGGGATTCATGTCACTTGCTTATTAAAAAGGGAAGTCTTATGAT